CTGATACAGCACAGAAAACAGGCGAGCATAACGACTACACCGTTTTTCAAGTGTGGGCAAAGTTTAAAAACAAAGCGTATCTGACGAAGCAGATAAGAGCTAAACTAGAGGCGCCACAATTACTGGAAGAAGCCAAACGATTGTTTGAAAACTGCAGAAAGCTTTACGGAAGTAAATTGCACTTCTTTAAGATAGAAGATAAGGTAAGTGGGACAGGCTTAATACAACAATTAAGACAAATGGGTGTCCCTGTGAAGCCGTTAAAGGCTAATAGAGACAAGTTAAGTAGGGCGCTAGACATAATGCCACAGATCGAGGCTGGAAACGTTAATATAAGCGACAATATTATAGATGAATATTTTACAGAGTTTGAAGAATTTACTAAGAATGACTCACATAATCATGATGATCAGATAGATACCACAGCGCACGCTATTACAGATTTATTGATAAATAACAATACGAATTTAACATGGTAGGAGGTGAGAAAATGAGAACAAAATACATTAGGAACAACAGCACTTTAAGGGCATTTGATTGGGGAACCAGACTGGGTCGAAGTGAAAAACGTAGTTATTATACGGTATTTGATTATCCGCAAGAACTAGAATACAACAATTTTTATTCGATTTATAAGCGTAACGCCATCGCTAACCGCATCATTAACGCTATTCCCAACAGTTGTTGGAGAGATGGTGTAGATATCATATCTAATGGTGAAAAGGTCAGAATGACTCAAATGGACACGTTAAAAAAGCTAGGGTTATTCGAGAAAATAGAAAAAGCCGATATTCTCAATAGAATTGGAAAATTTTCAGTCTTATTTATCGGTGTGCCTGACGGGCAAGACGCAGAGACTCCGCTAGGTGTCATTAATCCTGCTCAAATTAAAGATATCTATTTTCAACCGTATGCAGAAAATGGCATTATTATATCGGAATATGATGAGGAGCCTACCAGTCCTAGGTACGGGTTGCCGCTTATATATTCATTAAGTATATCAACTAATAGTAAAAGTGAAACGGTAGATTTTAACTCGAAAAGGGTGCATTACAGCCGAGTGGTTCACTTAGCGGAGAATAGCATTGACAGCGAGATTGAAGGGCATTCGTCACTTGAACCAATTTACAATACTATTCTTAATCTGGAGAAAATAAACGGTAGTAGCGCAGAGAGTTTTTATAGAAATGCGAGAGGTAAATACCATTTTGACATTCGAGATAACTTCAACGGTGAATTATCCGATGCGGCCAAAGAACAACTTAAATCAGATACACAAAAATTCACTGATGATTATTTAGACGTGATGCGAACATCGGGGATTGATGTTGAAGTATTAAATACACCAATTCACAGCCCTAAAGATACATATGATATCGAAATTCAAAACATCAGCGCATCAACTGGCATTCCAATAAGAGTATTGACGGGAGTTGGTAGCGGTCAACTTGCAGGTAGCGAGGATAGAGCGAGTTTTAATCAGTTAATTCAGGATAGACAAAAGTCATTCTGTACCAGCGTTATAAATGACGCACTAAAAATACTGGTTGACTGTCAAGCTATTGAACCATTTACATTAAATGAAGTTGTACAATTTCCATTGGTTGATCCGTTAAGTGAAAAAGAGAAAGCTGAAATAACTCATCAATATGCTGACACTATATTGAAACTGTCACAAGCTTTAAATGATAGCAATGGTATTAATGGGGTTATTGATGAAAAAGAAATTATTGAAAAAGTGGGGTTAACCTATACGGGTGACGTATATGAATAAGAACCCGACAAGAACGCTAGGAATTGAGAAGAAATGGAAAGCGCAATTTAATGTCAGATATAGAAAATTAAAAGGTGCTATCAATCGTTACTTTTTGGAAGCTGTACCAATCCTGAACTTTGAATTTAATTACAGCGATAAAGCTATAACAGAGTTCGTGGCGTTTTTAGACAGTGAGATTAAAGATAAAATATATGATAATATAACCGACCCACAAATGTTTTGGCAGAACGAATACCTGAATAGAACATACACAAGAGGCGTCAACCAGGCTAATGTCAACATTAAGAAAGCGTACAAAGGCGATTTAGATACCGTTAACCTAAGAGGTGGAGCAATACCATCTTTATCCACTGGCGTTATTAGCCCCGTGGGTTCTACAGGAATTCATTTAGATGCGCTACAAATTCTTTATACAAGAGATTACTCAGAGTTACAAGGTATCACCAACGAGATGAGTAGGCAAATAGCCCGCGAGCTTTCGCAAGGCGTCGAGCTTGGTACAGGCTTGAAAGATTTGGCAGCTAGAATAAATGACCGCGTGGACAAGATCGGGCTTAGTAGAAGTAAATTATTAGCTCAAACAGAAACAATAAGAGCATATAACATCGGAGCTCTTAATGAGGGGCAGCAAGATGAGGAAATCATCGGGGAGAAAGTTTTATATGAATGGTCAACCGCTGGTGATGACCGAGTAAGGGATAGCCATAGAGCGCGAGATGGCAAGTTTTATGAGCGTGAGACCGCTTATAGCTTGATTGGAGAGATCCGTTGTCGCTGTGCCTTAATAGCTACACCTGAATCTGCTATAACACCGCAAGTGAAAAAAGAGAATACAAAAGAACGTAAAAAACTACAAAAATTGTAGGAGGAATTATGAAAAATAGTTTTATTATTAACACCAAAACAACGGGAGATATTAGAAATGAAGTCTTAGACGGATCAGATCATTATGTACTAGACTTTAAAGCTATAGAATCTGATAGTGTCATGAATGAGATTTTATACCCGAAATCAGAAGTTGAGAAATCAATACAACAATTTGAGATGTTACATATGCCTGTTTCACATCCGAAAGTAAATGGAGAGAGCGTGAGTGCCACTCATCCTGTGGCCATTAACAATTTTAATGTTGGCGCTTTTTGTAAAAATGTTACGATTAAAAACAATAGTGTTTTTGGAGAACTATGGCTCAATAAAGAAGTGGCTAACGCTAAAAAACTTGGGCAAGAATTATTAACAAAAATAGAAAACGGTGATTATATAGGAGTCTCAACAGGCGGAAGCGCTACACTGGAGCCTACTACAGGAATAGCTAATGATGATAAGCCTTATAAGTATACTTCAAGCAATTATGAGTGGAACCATATCGCTATATTACTTAATGAAGCGCCTGCGGGCAAACACGTTAATACAGCAATCTTCAACGAGGAGCTGAACATATTCAATCTAGGTCAAGACAGCCAAACAGCTGATGACGATATAAAAAAAGAGGTGAAAGGAGAGGAAATGGAAATTACAAAAGAAATGCTTGCAGAGTACACTTTTGAGCAAAAATTTGAACTCATCAAAATGGTTGCAGAACTAGTTAATGAAGAAGAGTTGATGCAAATCAAAGAGTATTTTGTGCCAAAAAAAGAGGCTGAAGAAGTTGAAAAAGCTGATGAAGTCGAAGAGGCGGAAGAAGTAGAAAATGTTGATAAAACACTTTATAATTCTTTCATCAAAAATCAAGAAAAGTTTGCTAAATTCCTAGAAAACGAGCAAAAAGAACTTGAAGCATTAAAACAAAATATTATCGAAAACTCTAATTTAGAAATTACAGACATCGAAAACATGTCAAAAGAAACGCTTGTTAAATTAAACAATTCTTTTAAAAAGACGATTGATAACAGTTTGAGAAACACAAAAACAAAAGAAGAAGTAAAAAACAATGCATATTCATATGCACCAAAATATTAAAAAAGGAGAATTAAAAAATGGCAATTAATACTATCGTAATAGAACCAATTAAACATTTTGTTGTTAAAGAAGCTAAGGCTGATGCAGCAATTACTCCTGGTCATTTAGTAGAAAGAACAGCAACAGGAATTAAGAAACAAGCAACAGCAGGAGCAGTTGTACAAAGAATTTTCGCATTAGAGAACGTAGCAGACGCTAAGACGATTGATGACGCTTATGCGACAGGGGACACAGCTAGATTCGGAACACTAACATCAGGTGATGTTGTATATGCATT